CCCATCCATTGATACAAGCTGTTGCACTTTTATTCCCAGCAGTGTGATGGAGATATATCTGATTTTTGTCAACTGACTCATTGATATATTGTGATTCTGGCAGTTGATTCTGAACTATCTTTGAGATATCCATTATTTGTTGATTTCTTTATATTCGGATGTGACTTCTTTTGCTCTTCTGAACAATAGTTTCAAGCTCGTCCAAAGGTCAACACCTCTGATTGCTTTTATATTTTCGTTGATAGATACCACCTCAATTGAGCACAATGTCAATGCAAGGATCTTGGTTGTCAATAGATCAATAGAAAAGAACTGAGAGATGATATCACTCAGGATGAATTTGTCCATCATATAAAACAAAAGAACACACACCTCATAGAGCATGATCTTTGAAATGATTTGAGAGAGTCCTCTGGATGTGACTTTCTTTTTGAGTTTGATTGACTTCCAGATCCCAGTTGTTGTATCAACAAAGATCGCAAAAGCAATGAGAATGAGTATGCCAGATATAGGGAGAAAAAAGGAGAATGAGATTGACATCAGTTGTAGTTTGTAGAGTTGTATCTTGTTAAGTAAAATTAAAAACTGACTTTTCATTGTTTAAGTTGCTCAGCAATTTGAAAGGTTAAATAAATCAAGAGAAAACATCCAAGAGTGAATATGTATAAACTACCATTAACAATCATTAACATTGCACTGATGTATCCGAAAATGAAATACAATAGAGCTAATATTTTTTGATGCATTCTCTTTATTATGTTTATTCGTTCTCGAAATCATAATTATCATATGGAATACCACACCAATTGTTCTCATCATAGATATTTGCATTCACTGTCATTGTCCATCCAGCAGTCACATCGGGCCCTCTGTTGATGAATGGATCTGTTGTGATTGCTCCCTCAATATCCATGAAGTCCTCAAATCTCCATTGATTGAATGTCACTCTGATATCATTGCAGATGGAGAGACAATCAGAATGAATCTCATTGATTTGTCTATATTCTTGGATATCATATTTATCACAAATAGAGATGACCATTCCAACATTCACTGAATTCTCAGTCATTGATCCTGGTTGCAATGTCACAACCATCAATGGATATTTCACTGAGTCCCTGGAGACAGCATCAAGATAATCACCTTGAAAGAATTCATTTATTTGCCGATGCTCTTGAGCTATTATTTGAAGCTCTGACATTAGCTGATTGAGAGTTTTTTCCATTGAGATATTCTTTGAGTTTTGCTATTTGTTTTTTTGATATCTTGATTTCTTTCATATGTTCCAGTTGATTGGCCTGTATCCAGTTCTGTCTTTTTTGACATTCTCATTGCAAGTCAAGTCCTCACATCCCTCAATATACTCTGGATATTTTTGTCCCTGGTCATCCATCAGATATCCAATCAATCTCTCTTTGTAGAAAAAAGCATCCTTTCTCAATTGGTCTCTGAATGCAGATGTTTGATTGTCATCATTGGCATTCAGATTCTCATCTTGCAATCTTCCAACTGATTTGTTGGTGAGCTTCTCATTGAGTAACAATGCACACCGATAATCAACAAAAGCAACCAGACAAGGGATCACATAATCATTCATCAATGTCAGATAGTCTGCTGTCCATATGCTTGACTCAACTCTATCAAGGAGTGCTTTATACAATGGAGTTCCAAGAGCTGGTTGGACATACATATCCTGACTTCTCTTGATTGCAACTGATAGGATCTTGCTGTCAGTGTTGTTGTGTATCAATCCCAATTTTTTGAGATTCTCAACTGATAATAGATAATTCATGCTCATGCTCTTTTTATTACGATTTGTTGCACCCATTCATGTCGACACCATGGTGTCTTTCTTTTAGTCTCTGGATTGTTGTACCATCCACCTTTATAGATCCAGACATTCCTGTTGACTCTTCCAGATATGATGTTGATTTCATCCCTTGAATATATACGATTCAACCCAACCAAACGTGAACAGAATTCTCTTGATTGAGTTTTCACTGGAGGAATACCAGGAATCTCTCGATATGAATATCTGATCTCATATCTCTCTGCTGGGATATCCACTTGCTCAATCAGATTCTTTGCCAGATCAGTGACCTCTCCTTTTGTATATAGATCCCATTCAACCAATCTCTCAATTGACTTTGCAATCTCTTCAATTGGCTGTTGCAATGCCTCTGATATTGCAGTGGAATCCTCTCCTTGCTCTAATAACAATAGGACATTCTTGTCTATATCCTTGAGTCCAAGTTTTATCTCTCCAATGGTTGCAAAGATTTGATCTTGTTTTGTGAATACCTCCTCTGATGGAGTGTCCCAAGTGATGGGATATGATGCAATGACATCAAAGTCATCAGCATTCTCACCATATTCAGCGAAGCAATCAATCTCTTCATGCTTTGAAAACACCTCATTCACACACATCATTTGTGGTGAATTTGGCATCCCCACGATTTTCCTGGCTGTTACCTCATCAATGGTGGGGAATGATGCCAATACTATATTGAGAGCAGATTCTGGAGTCAAGACTCCCTCTTTTATACTTTGTACTACCTGGACAAGTGAAGCAATCTGAGCTCCATTGAGAGCTGACTTTGCTACATCCACATCTGGAGTTGCCATATCTGGTTGATTTGGATCTGTTGTTTCTGCTGTTGGTTGTGGCAATCCTGGAACTGGAACTGTCTCACCAATTGTGATTGGAGATACGTCTTTCAATTTAACACTTCCAACATATCCAGACAATTCAACCATATAGTTGAGCATCCATTCCAATCTCCTTTGTCTTGCATCAACGTATGTCTTTTTAAATATCTCAAAGAGATCAGCACTCTCAGATGCATTGAATGATCCCTCTGGAGCAACACCGAACAATGATGGAGCAACCACTGAATGTGATACCAGGATATTCTGTTGCACTGATTTCTCAGTCATCAGATATCTTTTGTCAAGGTCATTCCCACTCAATTGCTGAACAATGGGAGCTTTGTCCTTGTTGTCACTGAATGTGATCACTATTTCTCCAGCATCCTCAACAGATTGAGATCTTCCTTTGACTTGTTGTTTGATTCTCTCAGCTTCCTCATATGTCTCAGGATATCCATCAGTGAATGATATCAATGTCCCACTCTTAAATGAATTCGCAATCTCATGCATATGATATCTGGAGATATCTGCATCGGTTTGGATGGCTGTGATCCCTCCATAATATGGTGGTTTTGGATATGCTCCTTTCTCTTTCTTTGATCTCTTGCTTGGATCTTTATAATATATGATGAACTTGCCCTCTTTATTTTGCATATCAAGAGCAGTGATTGTCCTTAAATTTGTTTTCTCTGGAGATTGTTGCATGGATGTCCAGTCATCTGAAAGATAGTAGGTCAATCCATCCTCAGAGACTCTCACTGAATCAAGATCAATGTGTTCCCACACTGCGACTCTTGATCCATCTCTGTTCCATGTTCCCATGACACAGAATCCTCCAAATAATTCATAGTCATATGACAACATCTCCACAATCTCATTCATGTCAAACTCTGAATATTTGTTTTCAATGAATGCAGTCATGTCTCCACTGGCTGATTCAAGTCCTCCTCCAGCGATGTATGTCACTTTGTTTTTTATGATCCCTTGATGCCAGGCACTCCCATTGTAGAGATCAACCAGGAAATAGGGATAATCATTTTTCTTTCCCCATTTGATGAAATCGTACATCCGATCTCTTTCCTCATCTGGTTTTTGATAGTCTTTTTTGAATGACAAGGATGTCATCTTGATATTCTCACTCATATATATTAAAGTTTATTGTTTCATCATATACATTCGAGGGTGAATCTGTGACATATACATGAGCTCTCCCTAATTCAACCAAACCACTTGAAAGATCTGGATCAAGATTTGAATCAGATTCTTGTTGGTATATTCGGTAAACATAAAAGCCATCATATGGAAAGGTCACATCCACTCCATCAATGATTGTGAATTCATCATATCTCTCTGTATTGGTTGAGATATTTGTCAAGATACAGTATATCTTGTCAAAACTTTGTTGATGCTCAAATTCAAATAAATACTTCGGATTCTGGAGAGTTGTCAATTCCTTGACTGTCACTATCAGATTGCTTGTCCCTCCTTTTTCGATTCTTAGCATTTTTCACAAGTTTTGGTTTTTCTTCTTTTTCAAAGATATCAGATATTCCAATGGCAAGATATAGATCCTCTTTGCCCTCTTCAATTATCATCCATCTTTTTAGCACTGGAGACCAGGCCTTATTCCCTAAATATTTAACAGCTATTTTCATAATGTAAATATACAAAAAAAGGGAGGGAAAAAATTCGCCCTCCCTCAAGTTCTAATTAGTGAGATATTAGATTGATGGAGATTGTTGAGTCAACAATGTAGCAATCACAGATGCACTAACATCAGGAACTTCATCATTCTCAAGTCCAGTCAAAACAATATCATGACCATTACGATCTGATTTCAATACCCCAGATCCATAGCTTGATCCATCAGCAACTTGCAATCCCTCTCCAGCTCCAAGAGCAACATATTCACCAGATGCCTTTTCAACCAAACACATCACTTCGTTTTGTGCTAAGAGATGAATTTCAGCTCTCAATTCTTTGGTATCTGATGCAAGGATCATTGTCAAGGTTTGTTCATACCACAATGTTCCATTGTCCTTATTCACTCGGATGGGAGCTTCGTAGCTTGACAAATTGCTTTTTAGTTTGTATTGGAACACCTCTCCACTCACAGTCAATGCAGTGATTTCATTTGCAGTGATAGTGGATGCAGTAACGTTCCCTAAAGGAAACAAGATCACACTCTTGATCCCTCCTTTGCCATTGGTACAAGTTCTGTCATTGTACCCAGTTGTCATATTACAGCTCACAATTCTTTGTTTTAAATGTTTAAAAATAGGGAGGAGAAATTCCCCTCCCTTGTTAATTTATCTTAGTTAGGTGAAGATGTACCATTCCAAACTCCGATTTGATTCAAGAAAGGAACTTGAACACCAGCTCTGAATTTAGATCGTAAATACAATACATCATCATCTTGAGAATACCACAACTCGAAGTTATCAAAGTCACTTCTCAAGTCAGTTCCGAATACAAACTCACTTGCTCTACCAGTGTAGATGTTGTCAAGACCGTTCAATCCGTTAACTTTAACCACTCGCATATTTGTTCCAGGAACAATGATCTCATCCATTGTAGCAATGTTTGCTGGAGAGTAGTGGAAGAAGTTTTGATCAACTAAGTCTTTCATTAAGTAGTTGAAGTTTTCACGTCCAGTGAAACAAATTAAATCTCCAGACTCAGCGATGTTTGATGGAGTGTTCTCGAATGCTTCATAGAAAACATCATAAGCATTGGATGCGGAGATTGATGCAGTTCCAGAAGAGTTCAAATCAACACAACCATTACCAGTTGTAAGGAAAGATCGGAATCCATTCATGAATGCCAAGTTGCCAGATCCAGTTGATTTGTTACCTTTCCAGATTAACTTGTCTAATTCATAAGAATGCAACTTCAATAAATAATCA